TGATAAACGACAGGCACTTTATTAGTAGGCATCCTCTTTAAAATGTCATGTAAGCTAGGCTTTAATTTTTCAACGGCCTTGCATTGAATGTAAAAATCAGTATTGTCAATAATGTCAACCCCAAGATCATCCATTCTTTTACTTTCTGATCTACTCGTTACAGCGTCATAGCCTAACTCCTTCAGCCTGTTAACTATTTGTAGCTCGTAGGCGTGGCCTTTTGCTCTTGCGTTTATCATTTTTGAGTGGTTACCTTAGCTAGTGCCTGTCTTAGAGTAAGGGTGGAGCGGTCTCCCGCGTCCCCCTTTCTATCTAAGTGTGCATTTTCTCGATCTCTTGCTATCTTATCTAGTTTATCCATTATTGATTCGCGTATCTGAGTAGGCGTAATGCGGCCAAATACTTTGACTTTTCCTGTCTTAAAGTCGTTAATTACGTCTATAAAAACAGATAACGGCTCGTATTGGAACTCCCGATAAAAGGCGTCCATTGTGGCCGTGAGCGCTTTAACGTCAACCTCACTATATAAGTTAGCGACGCCGTACATAGCACCAGACAAAGCCATTTGAACTTCTCTTTTTTCCTCGGTTTCACGTAGAATAGTGGTTAATGATGTGTTGGAAAGCCTCTTTATGTCTATAGTTTTCATGGATAATTTCGTCATAATAGCACTCATTATATAAGTAGTTATATGGGTTTTTACGATAACGTTTGTTAGGTGTTGTTTTAACGTATTTATTTACGTGTTCAATAATTTCATAACGTAAATTGTTGTCAAATTTATTCCATAATTTTTCGCATTTTTTTCGTTCAACTTTTTTATCGTATAAATCCCAAAACATTTCAAAAAATGGATGTGTATATTTGCTTCTCATAGTTCAAATGGGTCTTCGCCTGTATATAGCTTTTCCAAGTTAATCTCTTTGAGTTCAAACTCAAATTTGGCTGCCTCTGGAACATCCTTTTTTGGCTTTGGGGTTACCTTGTATTTTGTTTCTAAGGCCTCGCCAACTCGATTAATTCTTAGATCATAATTACGAGGATTGCCCCAATCTGGATCATTAATTAAACCATAGATTTGGTCTTGAATAGTTCGTTGATTTATTTGCCAAATTTGAACGGCGTTATTATCATAGTTCCAAACACAGCAAGCCCAAAAATGTTTAGCTTTTTGAGTCGCTTGGCTGTCGCCTATGTCTCTCATGTCTTTACATCTGACAGGCTTTTCCGTTCCATGCATAGATTCCCACCATTCATATCCTGTAATCGGGTCGCCTAAAAATCGCAATATTGTGTCTCCTTTTTGGAGTTTAACATATCCGCCACTTGTGGCCTTTGGTAATTCGTAATCGTTAGGTAAAAAATTCATATTTAGTCTGTTTTTAAAAGGTTTAAAATTAATTGTTTTAAAGTAATACCATCCACCGCCGCCCTAACTTTTAAGGCGGTGTGGAGTTCTTCGGGTAATTTTATATTAATGGTTTTCATTGATAGATAAATTATTTAAATCTTTGCCCATGTCGCCAAATAATGTTGATAAATCATATCGGACATCTTCAGCCCTTTTTTTGCGGGCATTGTATTTATCGCCGCGTAAAGATTTTTTATCATTCTGTAATTTACGGCGTGCGCGGGTAATAGTATCTGGCATCGTTACGTTACCTTCTCTAAAATATGACAAAAAAAGCTTAAATTTTTCTCGATCTATTTGGTGCGGGTTATTTTCTAATTCCTCCCACCAATAAAGAGCCACTAATATATTGTCATTGTCTTTAGCTTGGGGATACCTTCTTAAAATATCCTCCACTTTTTCTACTGTTTTCATAATAAGTTTAGTTAGATTCATTACAAACCTAACTAAACTAACCTAACTAACCAAACTAAATAAACTTTTTTTTTTATACTTTGAAGAATGGCGCTGCTATTTTCTGGCCATGTGTCTTTTTCTTTTGCCACTCTGGGTAAGTGGTCTCTTTGTCATTTAAGAATGTGCCAACCTCACTCTGATAAGTCAAAGCCATTGCGTTAGCCTGTGTGCTGTTATTTCTTACTGTGCTACTTCCGCTTGTTTCTGTGCTGTCTTGATTAAGACTGCCCACGCCGTAACGACCTACATTAACGTTGTGCTGTAGTAAAAACCGAGAATAACTAAAATATATAAGCGCGGGCGCTAGGCCATTTTGTCTCACGCTCTCGCCTCGCTTGTTTGTGTAATTACTACCAAAGAATAAATCTGTATATTTTTGCGTGGCAAAGGTTTTAGTATTGACTGTATAGTCATCTAGTAGTAATTTATAAGTTACGCCCCCTAAAAAGGTTTTAAGGTTGATAGTCTGCGCCTCTCTTATAAATATGTTAATACTAGCCGCCGTGATATTAGAGCTAATTTCTCTAAAATCTGCTAAATCTGTTTTATCGATTAATAATTTGTCAAGTAGTAAGGCCATTTTCTTCTAGCATTATAGAGCTTTCAAATTGATTCGGTATTATTTTCCCAAGGTCTAAACCTAGCTTTGCCATTTGTCGCTCAATGTGGTTACGCGTATCCTTAGTTCGTAGATTCATATAGGTATATTCATCCGCTAATTGAGTTGCGGTAAATACTGCCCCCTCTGGTAACATCCCCATGAGGCCGCTAGGGAGGGCAAAATTTTGTAAAATTCTGTTGCGAACGTTAAGCGTTGTATTGATAAATAGACTATCATTGTTATTTGCGGGAATTTGCTCAATAAGATTTTGTACATTTTCTGAATCTTCATCGACGCCAACTACCAAAACACTATTAGCATTAGTGCTACCTTTAAAATCATTTAGTCTTTTTCTAATGGCTTCCTCTTGTTCTTCGCTATCTCCCGCACTTGGATACTTAAAAATTGACATTGATAAAAAGCCGTTGGTAATATTTCCAAGTTCAAACTTTTGCAGTTCGTTATCGCTTTGTGCTGTTTCGATTATTGGATCAATAGAGCTAAGGGGATATTCGTTTCTTTTTGGTGTCGAATATAATACCATTCCTCTATTAGATGTGAGCGCCTCACGGCCATTATCAACGTCATTAAATAAAAGATATCTTAAGGCGTTAACTTTGTCACTTGGTAAAGCTTGTTCGTTGCTGCTCTCCCAATTATTAGAAACGCGGACATCTCTTATTCTGCCTTTCTGATCTGGCAAGCCAAGACGCACAAATTCAAAAGGTATATGCTCAACGGTTTTGACTGATCCAAGACCGCTACTATTTAAGTGTAAAGCGTAGCCGTTATATAATGCTTGATCGTTAGAGATAGCCCAAAGAATATCGTTTGCCGTATCGCCGCGGTCATTAACTTCTTTGTCATTCTCAAAGCCGTCCCCTCGAATAAAGTTAGCCATCAAATTAACAGCGCTTTTTGTTATTGGGCTTAAATTAAAAATAGATTCGATCATTTGAGGATATAAATTATCCACGCCGTACATGATAATATTATCAACGGTATCGCGTGGCGTAGCGATTCGCTGAAATGTAGGCTTAGCGCCAAACGATCCTAAAAAATCCATCTATTTTTTTACTTTTTTCTTTTTGTAAGTCTTCTTAGCCGTTGGCTTTGCCTGTGGTTCCTCTTTAACCCCGAGACGCTTGGCCTCGAGGTTTTGAAGAAAAACAGATTTATACTTACTCTGTCTTAGGTTTCCCATAATTACGATTTTAAAGCTACAAGAGCGGTTAAAGCTGTTGCGTATGTCCCACTACTAGGGTCAGTCCAGAAAACACTTGGTAAAGCGCTCTCAATTCCTCCCGCGTCTGGTGTTGCAAGCTGTATTCTGTACGCTCCGCCTGTCTCATTATCGGCGGGTATACGAATATTTGTAACAACTTCAAGACCCGCATTAATGCCATGTATCTCAAATGCACCGTTTCCAAGGCTTGAGTCATTTGGCCCAAACGTAATGGCAACTTGCGGCTGAAATACCATAGCCTCCAAGTTTCTACGCTGTGAGGCTGAAACATCAAAGCAACTAAAGTCGACAATATGCTTGTATGCGGTACTGTAATTTTTTGGCACAAATTCGGACTGACAACTAATAGATTGCTTAAGGCCTTCAAACTCGAAAAAGGTCTTTCCTGTTTCCATTGTTATGCTTGTACACATATTTGTTTCTGTTGAGTCCATATTGAAAGATGCTACATCCTCCAAGTTTGCGAGAAATAACCGTTGCTCTATGCCGACCGCTAAAGGGTCAGCACATGAGACGGTTGCCCCGCTAAAGATTCCCGCGCAACTCATTACTGCTTCCCATAGACTAGTTCGCTGCCCCTTGTGTACTGGCAGCCAAATTTTACCAATGCTTTGATAAAGAAATCTTCGCTATTAGCAGCGATTCGATCTACCACAATGCCACGGTCTTGATCCATCCACGTCCCAGCCTGTAACTGACCATCACGGCCGTTGTTAAATACTCCAAGCAAAGCCTTGTTTTCTGGAATGCCACAAGATACAACAGGAATGCCCGCAAGCGTTGGTACGCCCGCATCCATTATGTTTATACCTTTTGTGATCGTTGCGTCTCTGTAAGCCTCAAATAATTTTTGCTTGTCTTTGTGAGAAACAACAAATTTGATGTTAAGATTCTCTAAAACTCGACTAGGACAAGCAGCAATCATAGCCTCTAATTTTGCAATGATATTTGCAGCTGTCAAAGCAGCGCCAAACGATAGGTTGTTGATGTCCGAATCGCTGTCCGCATCTAATAATTTAATTAATCCATCAAATCGGGATAACCAAGCGTTTCCGCTTGTGGTGTCACCATTCCAGATAAGATTTTCTAGTCCGTCTGCAATGTCGCCAGAGGCTAACTCGTTAATAGCTGTTTGTGTAACTGCTGCTAGACGTGCATCTACTTGGCGGCCTGTGCTATACTGCCATTCGTACTCATTTTCAAAATCTCTGAGCGGGTTAAACTCCCTATAATACATAATATCTCCTGTAGTGATTAACCTATTAGTTATAGAGTAATCGCCTACGCCTGTTGTAGGTGTTGAAACAGGGGCATGCAAGCTGTTAGCGCTTGAGTCCATTTTAATAATTTCAACCTTATCCATGTATGAAGGTCTTACATTCATCAATCCTCGATCGATGGTAGTCGCACCCAATACGACAGGCAAATGATAATTTGGAATAGGAATGATCCCATTCGCATTCTGGGTAATTGGTGTTATGTCACTCATGATATTTTGCTACTTTTAATTTTTGCTTTCGCGTTGTAAAATGCCTGTAGGCCATTCATTGGCTGTGTGGGCTGTGATATTTGTGTTTTTTGTGGAACGCTGCCTTCGCTTACTACTTTGTCAAGTATTTGCGCTGTGACCTCTCCTACCTTTGCTTCGACTGTTTCTTCAGTACCAGCCATAAGTTCAGCTACTACAGCTTCAACGATTGCGGTGATTTCGGCTACCTGTGTTTCATCAAACGCAGCGACTACCTCATTTTCTGAGACGTCAGCTTGAACGCTTGGGTCAATAGCTTCTGTGACGCTCGCGTCTGTGGTCGCCATATTTGCTCTAATTTTTTCTAATAATCCCATATCTATTTTTTTAAAATATGCCACGGCTTTAAGTGGCTCATAAATTTCTTTTGCAAAGCCAAGCTCAACGGCCTCCTTAGCTGTGAAAACGCTTTCGGAATTCATTAAACTTTGTATTTCATCTATTTTTAAATCGGTCTTTTTCTCATAAACTGACGCCACTATCTCGCTAAACTTTTCGAGGCTGTTAGCCACTTGTCTAAGTTCGTGATGATTCCCTTGCGTTTGATTTATGAGAGCGTTATGAATGGCGAAAGTCCCAGTTTCACTAATTTGTGGCCTCTCGTCTCCACTCAATGCAATGACTGATGCAATACTGCCCGCCAATCCATCGACAAAAACTTTCACATCTCGCCTCTGGAGCATATTATAGATAGAGAGACCCGCAAACACGTCCCCACCTTGTGAGTCTATGTGTAATTCAATAGGGTCTTTTGATTTAGCAAGCTGATCTCTAACGCTGTTAGCGACTTCTTGCGTGATTTCACCATTTATATAAATGACCATACGCAATTTTAACTAAAAATATTTATATTTGAACAAAAAAAGATGATTTTAAAGACAATTATTTCAACCGTTGCCGATTTAACGCCTGTTATAGGCTCACTACGCGAAAATTTAGCGTCTAAGGATGGGGGGATCGGTAGGCTAGTTAAGCCGCGTTTTATCAAGTCTTGCATAAGGTTAATTTTAGCCTTAGCCGCTTGTTGGATGCTAGCAAAAGGAACGATTAGCGTTGATGAATTTAAGGAACTTACAAAGTAAAAGCATGGAAGAATGGTTAACCGAGCATTGGGCTACATTGCTTGCGGCTCTTGGGCTTGGTGGTGGTGGTTCAGTTGTAGGTCATAAAATGGTCGACAAAATTCAGAACAAGAAAATAGAAAAATTAGAGATAAAAGTCAGCGAGATTGATAGCAGTATTAAACTTAATGACGGCATAGACAAGCAATTTAGATCAAGCGTTGAGACGCGACTATCTAGCATTGAGGGCTCATTGTCTACGCTTACAAAACATCTATTAAATAAAAAAAAATGAGTCGTATAAATATGCACCTCACTTTATATCGCTTTTCTGAGTCGCCAGAATCTACGATCGGCCTCCTCTATGAAGGTAAATATTTCAATTGTTTTACTTTAGAGGATCAATATCAAAAAATTAAGGTTGAAGGAGAGACGCGTATCCCAGAAGGCTTATATAAAGTTAAACAAAGGAAGGTTTTAAGCGGTTTGACTAAGAAATACCGCGCCAAATACCCTTGGTTCGACTATCATTTTGAATTACAAGACGTGCCTGGCTTTAAATATGTTTACATCCACATAGGAAACGATGATGACCACACAAATGGATGTCTACTCGTAGGTAATTCGCTAAAAAGTAACAAAGTTGATGATGTTAATAACCTTGGATCGAGTAGACCCGCATTCGAACGGCTATATAGACGCATGAAAGACGCTTTAACGGTCGAAATCAACATAATAAACATATCAAAAGACCCCGAAAGCGCGTGGCCCAAAGCAATAGTGCCGTGACGGTAACGAGTTCAACTCTTTAGTGTTTGGCGGACCAGAAAGTAGGGACTAACCGCGTAAATTTTCCCCCAAAAAGTAGTACCCCTTAGCCAAAAAATATT